GGAACTTCGTCGATCGTGAGCGCCGTCGAAGATTTAGCCTGATCCTGTTTATAAAGAAGATTGTGTACACCCTGAATGAAAAGCGAATCTAGACGAGTTACCTCCTGACCACCTATCCATAGGGAAAATTCGGTCGGACTGGAATCTGTGCTAAAGAATCCGGTGGGATTAGCTTGAGTCGCCCCTATACCATCGGCTTCGATCCATATGTAATTAAGAAGATCGCCTTTGGTTCGAAGCGGAACGACCACTTCATTACCGTCACCGAAAGTACCCACATAGTCTAGACGTTCGGGTTTGATAGAAAAATTTGTGTGACGTTTATAATTTTGGTGGAAAAATGATACTTCGGGGGTCCCTGTTAAAAAAACATCCTGAGCCCCTTTAGATACTAAATCGATCAACGCAGCTGACATTTATTAATTAATGATATTAAAATTTTAGCTCTATAACGAAGTATGGTTCAATTTCAAGTTCTCACCTGGGATGCTCGTGACGAAAATGACGAGCATATTATTCGACTTTTTGGTAAAACGCTTAAAGGTGATTCCGTGTGTGTATCTACTAAGTTTATACCATACTTCTTTATAAAAGTGCCAGCATTGATGACTCCTAATTCTGTTATTCAATACGTAAATAGAACTTGCCCAGATATTGAAAATATAGATACTGTACAAGCTAAGGATATGGAGGGGTTTCAAAATGGTGAAGATAGTTATTTTCTACAAATTCACTGTAAAAACTTACTTTCAAGAAGATTTATAAGTAATCGTTTACGTAAACCTATATCGGGATTGTCGTGTAAGCTGAAGATTTTCGAAGCGAATGTAGACCCTGTATTACGCTTGATGCATCGTACTGGAATACAATCGACTGGATGGGTTGATACCGGTGGTATATGTGAAATTGCTTATGATACAAAAGTTGATATTGATTTGAGGTGTGAAAATTGGCAAGATCTAAAACCTATGGACACCACGGACATAGCGCCATTTGTTGTTGCGTCTCTTGATATTGAGTGTCATAGTTCTACTGGTAAATTTCCGGATCCGAATATTAAAGGGGATGCGTGTTTCCAAATCGCAATTTCGTTACTTCGTTTTGGTGAAGAAGAGCCATATGACAAAACATGTCTTTGTTATAAACAGACGGATTCTAATTTAGATGGATGTAATATCGTTAGTTATTCTACTGAACGTGATCTTCTTATGGGATTTGCCGAATACATAAACAAATTTGATGTAGATATAATAACGGGGTGGAATATTTTCGGTTTTGATTTGGAATATTTAATGGAGCGTGGAATTGTAAATAATTGTCCATTGGCGTTCTATCGTATGAGTAAATTACGCGATTACACGTGTACATTGACTCGTAAGAAGCTATCATCAAGTGCGTTGGGGGACAATGATTTAAAATTAGTGTCAATGCCTGGACGATTTGTATTTGATCTATTTCACGAAGTTAAACGGGAGTATAAATTAGACTCGTATAAACTTGATAACGTTTCTAAACTCTATTTAGGGGATAATAAGATTGATATGGCACCCAAAGAAATGTTTAGGCGTTACGAGGATGGTGATCCTGTTAAACTTAGGGAGGTTGCAGAGTATTGTATTAAGGATACCTTACTTCCTCATAGACTTATTTCTAAATTATGTACTTTGATGAATCTACTAGAGATGGCTAAAGCTACTTGGGTTCCACTTTCTTATTTAGTTGAAAGGGGTCAGCAAATCAAAGTCTTTAGTCAATTAACTAAAAAGGCGAGAGAAATGGGATTCAAAGTACCTACATACGAATATGGTCATGTAGATAATACTGGCTACGTAGGAGCTACAGTTCTTGAAGCTCAAACAGGTGCGTACTATTCTCCTATCACTGCTTTGGATTTTGAAGGATTGTATCCTAGTATCATGATGGCACATAATCTCTGTTATTCAACGTTAGTCACTGATCCCAAATATAAAAATCTACCGGGAATTGAATACGAAACATTTGGAGAACACACGTTTGCGCAGAATGTTCCAAGTATTTTGCCCAGTATTTTACTAGAACTCAAGGCATTTAGAAAACAAGCAAAAAAAGATATGGCCAAATCTACTGGTGCGATGAAACAAATGTATAATGGTAAGCAGCTGGCTTATAAAATCAGTATGAATTCTGTGTATGGGTTCACAGGTGCTTCTAAGGGTATACTTCCATGTGTCGCTATCGCTTCTACGACTACGATGAAAGGTAGGAGTATGATAGATGAAACCAAGGCGTACGTTGAAAAACATTATCCAGGTTCAATCGTGAGATACGGTGATACAGACTCTGTAATGGTTCAGTTCGACGTTCAAGGTAAAACTGGCAAAGAAGCTATTGAATATAGCTGGGAACTTGGAGAAAAGGCAGCGTCTGAATGCACAAAGCTTTTTAAGGCTCCGAATAACCTTGAGCTTGAAAAGGTTTATTGCCCATATTTTCTCTATAGTAAAAAGCGGTACGCTGCCAAATTATGGACAAAGGCTAAAGATGGTAACATGAATATGGATTATATAGACGTTAAGGGTTTACAACTTGTGAGACGAGATAATACACCGCACGTGAGAGAAGTGTGTAAAGAATTACTCGATGTTGTATTGGATAGTAGTGACACTACCGCACCCAAAGCACTTGCTAGAAAAAGGGCCATAGAATTGCTCGAAGGAGACGTTCCAAATGAAAAACTCATACTGAGCCAATCTTTGTCCGATTCGTATAAGGTAAAAGGTGAATCCGTTTCTATATTGAGCAATGAAATGGCAAATATAAATCAAGCTCATGTTCAAGTTGTCCGAAAAATGCGAGAGAGACAACCCGGATCGGAACCCCAGTCGGGTGACAGAGTACCTTATATTTTGATAAATACAGGGGATTCTAAAGCCCGTGCATTTGAAAAATCAGAAGACCCCGCATATGCGAAGGAGCATAATTTACCTATTGATTATGCCTATTATTTCTTGAACAAATTTTTAAATCCTGTATGCGATTTACTCGAACCTCTATACGAAGATGTTAAAGATGAAATTTTTGGTGAACTACTTTTGAGAGCAAAACCTCCGAAAAAAACAAGAAAAAAAGCCGAACCTAAATCTGAGCAATTATTACTCAGTGATATATTTAAAAAAAAGGGGGCATAGTATAATATGGTTGGCATTATAGAAGATGTCGCACGTTTAATTCAAAAAGAGGCGAGTCGTATGATCGAAAGTAAAGATAAGGAGACTAAAAAAGAACTCGCTAAATATAATAAAGAATATAAGGAAGAATATAAAGAAAAATTAGCAACTGCAATAAGAGAATATAAGCAACAACATAAACGAGATTTTAATACTGAAATAGAGAATCAAAAAGAACAGATATCCGCGTTAAAACGTGAACATAAAGTAATGATTACTAAAATTCAGAGAGAAAATCATGATTACGTGTGTAATGTGACTGAAAAGGTTTCGAATTTATATGGTATTCCTATTAAAAAAGTGAGACGTGATTTGTCACCGGATAATGATACATTTTGTATGGGTATAAAGAAAAATGGAAAATTGTGTACAAATAAAGCCGTCATAGATGGATATTGTTGTTTACATGTAGATGAAAACAGACCAGGTACACCTGTGATAGTTCCAAATGGAGTTATAAGACATAATCACCCATTCCCTTCGGGGTTTGTAGAAGGGTGTCCGGCATGTGAGGAAGAAAAAAACAATCGAATGAATTTAGAGAAATACACTCATAATATATTATGAACAAATCAGATATTCTACTATCATCTATAAATACATTTTACGCAATACCAGAGAATAGAGCTACGTTAATTGAACTTTTAAATAAAAGTAGTGGTATTTCACTTAGAAATTTGGAATGGTTTATTACGAATTACTCTAAGAAGAATAATCTATCTTATAAAACCACCGACGGGAGAATTTTTAGTGTTCATTGCGCATACAAGTCAAGTTTGGATGGATATAGTAAAAAATTGTTTGATCCATTTTGTCGTGCCGAGAAAATTTCGTATAGAATACCCGATACATCACATGAAATTCATACTACTGTTGCACAGTTAAACTTCATCCGATGGTGTATAAAAAATAAGATTGTTGATTATATTCGTTCACATCATGATATTTTATTTAATAAGCAAGTCTCATGAACCCATTTTCAAAAACAAATGTTTGATATCCAAGATAATACAAATGTAACGTGTATACATCTGTTAGATTGGGTTTTAACTGTATTTCTAATAAAGTACGATCAGAATTCAACTTAGAAAAATCTAAGCTTCCCGATGGTTCCACGTTAACCGGATTCATCGAGAACGCATACGTATATATATTTCTTATAGGTCTAGATAGTCGCGTATTATACGGGACTATATATTTAAAATAGTTGTGGTCTGGTCTTGGTATATTTGGTAAATCCTGACCATTAACATAAATCTTAGCAGACTCTAACGGTGCCTCAAAGAACGAATTTTCTACGGATTGTGTAGATGCCGTAGAAAAGTTATAACGATTAGAGAATTTTCTTTCATTTGCGTGTATATCTGGTAATGGAGATGTACTACCATGCTCTGACACGTCTTCGTAATCGACTTTTCGTAAAAACCAGTTTAATGTTTTTACCGGGATATTAGGTACTAATTGTAATTTAATAGAATTTTCTCCTATAGTGGTTTGTTCTGTAGGATGTTTTTTAACTATATCCGTTATGAAAATTTGTTTTTTTGTCATTAAAAATGTACGCTCTTCCGGTGATATAACATGTTCTTCCGTTATTATATCAAACGTGTTTAATGATATTTTAGTACGACTATCAGTACCATGATTAGTAAAAAATGTTTGGGGTCTGAATTTTATTTCGAATTCTATTTTTTGTTTATAAATTGCGCATGTAGGGAAATATGGTCTATTGGGGTTATTGGAATCGTATTCACCATTTTCATATTTTCGAGAGAAGAATAAAGGTATGGGTATCATTAATTCCGATGGATGTCTTGATAATACGGAATCGTTTTTATGAGAATCGTTATCAGCTTGATTTCTATTTATCATGTATCTTTTTGCTCGCTTTTCCGATGCATCTAAATACAGTTCATCGTATATAATTCCCCAGTCATCATAATATTTATCTACTTCTATTTCGTCAACACGCATCGAAACAGTTTCTATTATATGTCTTCCTACTTGATCAGCTATGTTCGAGTTTGAGTCTACACTAGGAAGTTTTAAATGTATATACATATTTGATAATAAGTCTCCCATGTTTTGTGGATTAAATTTTACTTTTATACTCTCACCAAATGGCCATGATTCGGACCCTGTCGATGGTTTTGACACTGTAACACTCTTATGAAATTTTCTAAAATGAGAATGTCTTTTTACGTCATATGTAAATAAAGAATGTTCGGGTTCGTTATTAATAAGATATGTATCCTGTTGACCTATGCTATTGAGAGTTAATACGGCACCTTCATTAGGTCCCTGTAACTCCATACCTATCTATTGTTTACAATTTTTTAATATCAGTTTCCCACATTTCAAAGTAACCGGTAGCTTCGATTAAGTGAAGTTCTTCTCTGAGTTTATTCCATTCATCGAATAAGGATTTTACTCTTTCTTCGGTGTAGTCAATCGTTTTGATGTGTAAAAGGTAATCGTACGAATTGTCAACCATCGGAAACAATCGACCGATCTCATTTTCTAGATCTTGTTTTTTCCGTTTAAATACAACTATCTCGCCATCGATTACCATTTTAACAAATCGTGCTCGGTGAGAACATATTTCTGCCTTCTTTCGAGTTATATCGATGAGATGAGCCTTACGTTTCTTGTAATACTCCATACGAAGTTTAATGAAATCAATCAAAATGTGACCCGGTGAGTTATATTTACATATACCTTTCGTTGGATGAAATAGATGCATATTCGAGCATCTGATAGTTTTTTGTAATTTGAGATCCTTTACAAGATCTTTACCACTGTAATCTTGAATCACAAAGTCGATATTTTCAGTTGTACTGTTGTTCGTGAAACCACTGATAATCTTCTTCTCGACAAGAGAATCCAAATATTCCTTGTAATCTTGTGTCCATCTACCCGGTGGAAGTTCGGATACCTTAATCGTCTTTCCGATACACGTCCATACACCTTGAGCTACCCATGATTCGTCATCT